GGGTTGACAAAGTGTTAGACTTTTTAAAAACACATAGTATACCGGTTAAAGATAACATGATCGACCAGATTGCCACTATATCAACTAACAACGATAAAGAGTTAGGTAAACTAATTGGTAATGCTTTTAGAGAAGTTGGTGAAACAGGTGTTGTAACAATGCAGCCTTCAGAAGGAGGTGTTACAGAGGTTGAGATTGTCGAAGGTGTAGAATATGGTAAAGGATATGCTCACCCTAACTTTGTAACTAACAAAGAGAAAAACACTGTAGAACTAGAAAATACTTTAGTTTTGATCATGGATTCAAAAATTGAATCGATTAGACAAGTGCAACCAGTTCTAGAGCATGTAATAAAAAATAATAAGCCCTTACTTATAATAGGTGAAGTAGAAGCAGGTGTTCTGTCCGCTTTAGTTATGAATAGAATGAAAGGAAACATAAAGATTAATGTTATAGATCCACCATCCTATGGGTTAAGAAGAAAAGAAATATTAAGTGATTTAGCTTTATTAACTAATTCTAAGATTATTGATGAAGATCTAGGTGATGATTTAAATGTTATAAAAGTTGATTACTTAGGATCATGCATTAAAGCAACTTCCACAGCAGATCAAACTATAATTCAAGTTGATGAACCTTCAGAAGAGATAGAAGATATAATCAAAAAGATTAAGAAAGATCTATTAAAGCAAAACAAAGCACATGTTGTTATTGGGCTGGAATTAAGACTAGCTAGGTTGTCAGCTAAAGTTGCAGTTGTAAAAGTAGGTGCAAATTCAGATATTGAATTAAAAGAAAAAACAGATAGAGTAGAAGACGCTATCTGCGCTACTAAAGCCGCTATAAAAGAAGGTATAGTTCCTGGAGGTGGAATTGCATTACTTGATGCTTCGCAAAATATAAAATCAAGCAATAAGTATGAAGATGTTCTTTTAAACGCTATTCAAGCGCCTTTTAAGACCATTTTAAGTAATGCTGGTATTGATCCATCCAAATTAAAAAACAAACAGAAGATCGGAATAGGATTAGATGTGGTTACAGGAAATATGGTAAATATGGTTGAGTCAGGAATTATTGATCCTTTATTAGTAACTAAAAGTGCATTAATAAATGCGGCTTCCGTAGCGACTACTATATTATCCACCGATTGTGTGATTAACAATTTAAGAGTTGAATCATGAGAGCATTAGGTAGAAATTTAATTATACAAAAAATAGAAGAAGGTACAACTAAAACAGAAGGTGGCTTACTACTTGCTGAATTACATAAAGATGACATTAGGTATATAAAAGCTAATGTTATAGATGTTGGTGAGGAAATAAAAGGTCTTAATAAAAAAGATATAATATTTTATGATCGTCACGCTGGTCACAAAATTGAAATACAAGAAGAAATTTATCACGTTATAAAAGCTCAAGACGTGGTTGTTGTTTTATGAAAAAGCTAGAGGCAATAGAATTAAAAAACCTAAATGTTCTCAAACATTATCGTATAATACGTAAATGGGCTTCCAAAAACAATGACCTAAGAGAGGCAGATTTAGAATTATTAATATATTTAGATTGTATAGATTTATTTACAAAAAAAGATTTTGAATTAGGAGTTTATTCTTATAGTTGGGATAATAGAAGATGGAGTAGGTTAATAAAAGGGGATTGGATAAAAGTATGGAGAACCAGGAATAGAACCACTCAAAAATATAATATTTATAAAGTATCTTTTAAAGGTAAACAACTTATAAGTAGAATATACAGAATTATGTTAGGGGAAGAAGATCTTCCTACTAGCCCAAGAAGAAATTCAATAATAAAAAGAAAAACGTATATGGATAAAGTTTTAACTAAAGCTATATATGAAGTAAATAAAGATAATAATTAAACTAAAAATTATGCACGATATGAAATACGATCCATCAATGGAAAAATTAAAACCAGGTAGTAAAGTTGGTATAGTAGGTGAATCTCATGTATGGGATGGGCCTCTAGATCAATCTGGAAGACCTCACGGTATGGGCTCAAGCTCTGGAATAACAGGTATGCAAATACTAAAGGCACCAACCCCTTATAAACCACTTAACGCGGTTTTATGTGCTCAGGGTAACAAATATTAAAATATAAAAAATGGGATTATTTAGAACATCAGATGGTATTATAAGTCAAGCTATGCCTTTAACGGCAGCTATGATTGCCTCTATAGATCAAAGGCCAGCTTGGTTATTTGAAAACCAAAGCGGAACTTTAGGCACAAACTTAAACTCTTCAGTAATATATTGTGGAACAATGCCGGCAGATGGCACAGGATCTATTTCTGTTATTTTACCAGGAGTATCTTCAACAGGTGTTTTTAGCCTTCAAGTAACAAATGGTGGAACAGAATATGTTACCGCTAATAACGTTGCTACAACATCAGACACTGGTAATGGAAGTGGCTTAACTTTAGATATTGTGGCTACTCCAGCAACTTTTTCTGGACCCGTTGGTGGAGATGGTGATTACACAATAGGAGCAATAGATACTTTTGTACCTGCTTTAGCCGGAGCATCTGGAACAATAGATAGTATAACGACAATTGGAGCACCCACTGCTTTAACCCTAATACAAGGTGGAATTGGTTATGATGAAACTCTTCCATATACTTACGCTACAACAGTGTCACCTACTGGTGGAACTGGCTTAACTATAAGTGTTACAGGAGCATCAGGTGCAGCTGCTTCATTTACTGGACCTACTGGTGGAAATGGAAGATATATAGATCCTTTAAATACTTACTTCACTCAAGTGACATCGTTTTCACCAGCTGGCGCGGTTGGAACAATTGATAGTGCCGGATTCCCTGGTGGTCCAGGTTTTGGCAACCCCACCTCAATAACTATCACTGGCGGATTAGATAGTTATGCTGACGGTACAGTAGTTGAAATTCTGCAAGTTCTCGACGATGGTGGGTCAGGATCAATTTTTGGCAATTATTTGACCGATATAATGTATCCAACTTCACAACCCTCTGGTTCAAATATTTTATATGGGGTTCAAAACCCGATGAGTGGAGACATCCCACAGGTAGGAAACTTTCTTAAATCCGAATTCCAGGGTACTCCGGGATCTAGCAAATTCCCAGCTGGAACATATATAACAGCTGTTAGTGAAAGTGGTGGAGTTTATACGTTAACACTAAGCGCAAATACAACTGGTTCATTTTCAGGTTCGTTTGGTGATGATTCGTTGATAATTTATAAGAATGTTGGATATGGTTCTACGTTCACAGTGGTAGCTGGAACACCCGCTTCAATTACAACATTTGCTATAGATAATCCTGGTTCTGGTTATGATGTTGGAGACGTTGTGTCACCAACGCTTATTGGAGCTGGAACACCCGCTTCATTCTCTGTTGCCACATTATCAACTACCGGTAATCCAGCTACGGTAACACTAGCCGGAATAGGTGGTTACACTGTAGGCCAAGAAGTTGAAATTCAACAAACTGGTGCTACTGGCTCTAAAGTTACAATAGTTGAAAGTGATAATCCTGTAGTTTCAGCTACAGTAGGTAATAATGCAGGTCTTAATTATAGCGTTGGAGATATTATAACAATTGCACAAGCTGGTAGCGATTTAAATGCTACGCTTGTTGTAAGCAAACGAGCGCTTAAACCGTTGGTTTCACAAGCTGTAACGTTTACTGGTTTACAATCTGGATCAATACTTCCAGTTTCTGTAGATTATGTAACAGCAGTAGGTGGAGGTACTGGTGCTGATCCTGTAACAGTAGCTAACTTTATAGTAGGTAGATAATGAGCTACAATCAGCAAAGTAATCCATTTGGAGCTGCTCAATCAGCAACTGGTCAAGGATGTGCTGAAACTTCTCAGGGATGTATCAGAAAATCTTCTAACGGAAGCTTTTATATTTTAAATAATAAAAAAGGTGGAACCTGGAGAAGTGGTTTTAAAACAAGAGACGAAGCTGTAAAACAATTAGCAGCGATACACGCTTAAAAAATATATTATGAAAAAAGGACATTACGGACATTATAGTGGAAATGCTGGGCACTCAAAACATGCAACTAATTCATGGGAGGAAGAAGATGTAAAAAGAGGTAAAAAACAAATGGCTGAAGGCAACACAGGACATGCTGAAGCATTGTTTGATGATGCACACGGTAGTTATAACTATGGTGCTGCTCATCGAAAAAGTAGAGTACATAATCACACTGGTGGTCCAGATAATGTAGGTGTGATAACAGAAACACAGCCATTTATTGACAAAAATAGAAAAGCTGCTAATCTGCCTCCAACGGGTCATAGTGAAAGAATCCTTGGAGTGAGAAACGCTGAGGCGCCATTCGTTCCACCTCTAAGAGAAACACCTGCGTTTAACGTTGAAAAAAAATCTATTGGTTCTCATGTATTAGGTGGAATAAAAAGTGTTGCTGGATTTCTTATGGGATCTTCACCAACTAGAAGAGCGGGTAATAGCTTGCTTAACAAATTATAAAAGTAAAACAAACAGAGTAAACTGAAAATCACATAAAACAAACAACAAACAACAAACAACAAACAACAAACAACAAAAAACAAAAATTATGGCAAAATTCATTAAATTTAGAATTGACAACGCGGAAACATTAACAGGTGGAAACGGACAAAGAGACGTATTATTAGACGTTTCAAAAATTGAAAGCATTTCAGATGGTGCAGCTGCTGGATCAGTGGTTATTACATTAAGCGAGTACGTAGGTTTAGACACTGCTGGCGCAGACACAGCTGGATCAGTAGGTGGAAGACTACTTACATTAACTACAGGACTAAACACAGGTTCAAATCCAGTTTCTGGCGGTACCGATGCAGTAGCAATTGTTGTTCCAACGGTTCCTTCTGTATATCAAAACATGCCTTCACAAGCTGTAAACAAAGCGTTAACTGCTAATCCAGGTGGAGTTTCTTCACAGGTTCAATTAGCATTAGATGGTGGTGGTGTAAGAGGAACTGATAGCCAAATGTACTTTGTACAAGCTTCATTTGATTCAAGCAATACTATATAATAAGTATTAATGAAACCTCGAGGATTTGGCGATAGTATAGCAAAATTCACTGAAAAAACAGGAATTAAGACCGTTGTAGATAGAATGTCTGACGGTCTTAACATTCCTTGTGGATGCGCTCAGCGCCAAGAGTGGTTCAATAAAAAAATTCCTTATAACAATTAATATGGCTTTTAAAATGAAGTCCCCGTTTAGATTAGACCTTTTAACCACATCAATGTTTGAAAGAGATATGGAAGGTGATCCTGTTCACGCTAGAACACCTAAAAATGGAGTTATCATTTTAAACAAAGATTCTAAAGATCCGCATGAAAAATTAAACACGGTGATTCATGAATTAGAACATGTTAGACAATATAAAGCTGGGGAATTAGATTATGGTACTAACGGTGCTGGAAAAGAAATTGTATTATGGAAAGGTAAAGAATATCCTTACTCTGATATGGCATCTGGCGATCCAACAAAACCTTGGGAAATCAAACCTTATAAATTAGAAAAAAAACTTAATACTTAATAAAAAAAAACAAAAAAATGAATAAAAAATTAGACTACGAAGGAGCATCTAAAAGAAAAGGTGCTGCTGAATCAGAAGAGCTTACAGAAAAAGGACCAGTAGATGGAATGGATGAAAAAACGGGTGCTAGCAGAATGGGCTTTACACAAAACTTTGGTGCAGCTAGACAAAACAGTTATGCAAAAGGAGCTGCGAGAGTAGCTAGTATAATGAGCTTTGGTGCATCTAAAAAGAAAGGTGCAGCTGATGAAACTGGAAAACAACATTCACATGAGGCTTCAAGCACTTCGTCAAGTGCCCCTAGTTTAACTTCGGCTCCATCAACAACTTCATCAAGTGCAGTCATAAAGAGTCTTGGTGTTAAAGCTCCTACAGTAGAAGATTTTGGAGGTGAAGTGCCAAAATCACCTACGTTAACAGGAAATAGTTATACAGCACCTACGTCATCACAAGACGTAGCTGATACTTCAGAAAGAGGTAGAGAATTTTATGGTGAACAGATGGATCTTGAAGGTGGTGTTAAAACTGGCATGAATTACAGTCAAAGAGATGTAAATTTAGGTAGAAATGCGAGATTTCATTATGATTTAGAAGGAGGAGACAATGCGGGAGGTAATGCCACAAGATTGACTGCTGATAAGGAGGCAAGCTACGATAAATTTTTTGGAGGAACATCAGGACATACTAGTCCTGGAGGAAAATATACTAATGTTGGTACTGATCCTGATAATAATAAAGCAATTGTTGAGAATTATAAAAGTGGAACGCCATTTAAACCAAGTTTGAAAAATAAAAATATGGGATTCTAAGTGAGTAAAAAGAAATTCAAAGATACTAAGGTTGGGCAGTTTTTAAACAAAATTGCCCCTAGTATCCTTGGAACTGTAGGTGGTGTAATACCAAATGCTGGATTATTAGGATTAATAAAAAACTTAATAACAAAAGAATCTGATATTATAATATCTCCACAAGATAAAGAAACTGCTCTTATTCTATTAGAGCAAGATATGATAGAACTAAAAGAAGTATCAAAACGTTGGGAGAGTGATATGAAAAGCGATTCATGGCTTAGTAAAAACACACGACCAATGAGTTTAATATTTTTAACTATCATGACAATAGCTCTTATATGGGTTGACAGTCATCATTTAATATCTTTGACTGTAGAAGAAGAATGGATCAGTTTGTTAAAAACTTTAACAACAACTGTTTACGTAGCCTATTTTGGGTCACGAGGAGCGGAAAAATTCAAATCTATAAGTAATAATAACTAGTAGGTTAACTAATCAAATTAAATTAAAAAAAATGGCAGAACAAGAAACAGTAGCTAAAATTAGCGAAAAACAATTAAAAGACATTAAAAAAATCCAAGGGGATTTAAACCAAGTCTTAAACCAAATCGGTTATTTAGAAGTACAAAAATCTGGTCTTAAAACACAATTTGCAAAAATCAATGAAGACAGCGAAAAGTTTAAAAAAGAACTTGAAGATGAGTATGGACCTATAAATATCGATCTTGCCACAGGGGAATACACTATTGTAGAACCAGAGGAAAAGAAATAAAGTGAGTAACGTTGTAAGAAAAATCAGTATTGGATCTGATTATAAAAATGATGCTATGCATTACTCTATTGGCCAACAGGTTTATGGAGGACACGAAATAGCTTATATCATACATGATCAAGAAGATAGCTCTTATAATATTCACATAAAAAAAGACAATGAGATACTGCCATGGAAGAAGTTTAATTCTAACATGGCTATATCGATTGAATATGATTTAGAATATTAATGCGGAGTTTATATGATTTCATAGTAGAACCAGTTGGTGACACTTATGAGAATGAAATAGAAATAGAGAATGTTAAGATAATATTAAATACTAAGATTGAAAGTTTTAAATTTGTAAACAATGTAGCTAAAGTAATTAAAACTCCTTTAGCGTTTAAAACCTCAATAAAAGTAGGTGATACTATTTTAATACACCATAATGTATTTAGAACTTTCTATGACATGAAAGGTGTTAAGAAAAAATCTAGGTCTTATTTTAAAAATAATCAGTATTTCTGTGCATTAGATCAAGTATACTTATATAAGTCAAATTCAAAGTGGACATCTATCAATGATAGATGTTTTATAAAACCTTTAAAAAGCGAAAGTAATTTTAAGGTTGATAAAGAACAAAGCCTTATTGGAATACTAAAAATAGGTAATAGCTCTTTAGAAGCGCTAGGAATACACGAGGGAGACACTGTTGGTTACACGCCATACGGTGAGTACGATTTCGTAGTTGACAAGAAGCGTTTGTATTGTATGAAATCAAATGATATTGTAATTAAATATGGAAATAAAGAAAACCAAACTGAGTATAATCCAAGCTGGGCAAATAGCAGTTGAGGAGCTTATTAAAGTTGCTAAAGAAGCTATCATAGATACTGGTGATGACATCACTGCTGATAGATTAAAAAATGCAGCAGCTACAAAAAAATTAGCTATATTTGATGCTTTTGAAATATTACAAAGAATACAAGAAGAGGATGACATGCTTAACGAAAAACCTAAAGAAATAAAAGAAGAGAAAGCGTTTAGAGGTTTTGCAGAAGGAAGATCTAAATAATGTACAGTCAAACTTTACATAAAGTATTAAAAAACCATATTAAACTTAAAGTTTTAAATAGAAACAATAGGTATAAAAAATGGGAGTACGGTTACAACAAAGAATTTGATATGGTTGTAATTAGTAGAACTGGTGAAATAGGGGAAATATACGAGATACAAAATCTTAAAATAGCTTTACCTAAACAATCAGATAACATAGTTAAGTTTGAAAACAATAAATGGGCTCGAACTGATTTACCTAAACCTTTAAAGAAAATCAAAACAATATTTGATTGGGAGGAATATCCATTAGATTTTAAAGAATTATGGTATGATTACATTGATAAAGAGTTTGAATCTAGAGAAAAAGGATTTTGGTTTGTTAATAAAACAAATCCTACTTATATTACTGGCACTCACTACATGTACCTGCAGTGGTCCAAAATTGATGTTGGGAAGCCAGATTTTAGGGAGTCAAACAGATTATTTTTTATATTCTGGGAAGCTTGCAAAGCCGATACAAGATCCTATGGTATTTGCTACCTCAAAAACAGACGGTCTGGTTTTTCATTCATGGCATCAGGCGAAACTGTTAACAGTGCCACTATCTCTACAGATTCACGGTTTGGGATTTTATCAAAAACAGGTCCAGATGCTAAAACCATGTTTACCGACAAGGTTGTACCCATATCCGTTAACTATCCGTTTTTCTTTAAACCGATTCAAGATGGTATGGATAGACCGAAGACGGAATTGGCTTACAGAGTTCCAGCCTCTAAATTTACAAGAAGAAAGCTAGAGACTAACGAAACACTTAGAGAACTAACAGGTCTTGATACGACTATCGACTGGAAAAACACTGGAGACAACTCTTATGATGGTGAAAAACTAAAACTATTAGTTCATGATGAATCTGGTAAATGGGAGAGACCAAGTAATATTTTAAATAACTGGAGAGTTACTAAAACAACACTGCGATTAGGTAGTAAGATTATTGGTAAATGTATGATGGGTTCAACGAGCAATGCTCTTGACAAAGGCGGGGAAAACTTCAAGAAGCTTTATTATGATTCAGACGTTACCAAAAGAAACGCCAATGGGCAGACTCGCTCAGGATTATATAGTTTGTTCATACCTATGGAATGGAACTACGAAGGATATATCGATTCTTATGGCGTACCTGTCTTCGACACCCCAAAACAACCGGTTGAAGATCCGCATGGTACAAAGATAAATATAGGTGTTATAGAATACTGGCAAAACGAAGTAGATGGCCTTAAGGGTGATCAAGATGGGCTTAATGAGTTTTATAGACAGTTTCCACGTACAGAAGAACACGCTTTTAGAGATGAAGCTAAATCTTCTTTATTTAATCTAACTAAAATCTACGAACAAATTGATTGGAACGCAGATTTAAGAAGTAGTGGTATAATAACCAGAGGAAATTTTCAATGGTTTAATGGCATTAAAGATACTTCAGTGATATTTAGTCCAACTAATAATGGAAGATTTTATGTCTCATGGGTTCCACCTTCACATTTACAAAATAATGTTATTTCTAAAAATGGTAGAAAACATCCTGGCAACGAACATATTGGTGCTTTTGGGTGTGATAGTTATGATATATCAGGAACAGTTGACGGTAGAGGTTCAAACGGATCTTTACACGGTTTAACTAAATTCTCAATGGACGACTGTCCAACTAATCATTTTTTCTTAGAATACATCGCAAGACCCTCTACTGCTGAAATCTTCTTTGAAGATGTTCTTATGGCATGTATTTTTTATGGAATGCCGATACTTGCGGAAAACAACAAACCAAGGCTTTTATATTATTTTAAAAGAAGAGGTTATAGAGGCTATTCAATGAATAGACCAGATAAAATTTATACAAAATTATCAGTGACTGAAAGAGAAATAGGTGGAATACCTAACTCTAGTGAAGATATAAAACAATCTCACGCCGCAGCGATAGAATCTTATATTCAAGATTACATTGGTTTAAGACCTGATACTAATTACGGGGATTTTTATTTCCAAAGAACTTTAGAAGATTGGGCAAAATTTAATATAAACAATAGAACTTCACATGATGCATCGATAAGTTCTGGGTTAGCAATAATGGCTTGTAATAAAAATAAATATAGACCTAACCCTATAGTTGAAAAAAAGGTTTATGATTTAGGAATTAAACGATATAATAACAAGGGAGCAATGTCAAAAATAATCGAATAAATGAAAATGTACACAAATTCTAATAGCGCCTTTCCTAGTCAGGTAGTACCGGCAGCGGAAAAAAATTCGTTGGAATATGGCTCTCAAGTAGCTTCTGCTATTGAAACAGAATGGTTCAATGGAGGTAGTAATAGATATTTGACAAGTTTTAATAACTTTCATCATTTAAGACTTTACGCTAGAGGTGAACAACCTGTTCAAAAATATAAAGATGAATTATCTATTAATGGTGATTTATCTTATTTAAATTTAGACTGGAAACCAGTTCCTGTTATATCAAAATTTGTTGATATAGTAGTTAATGGTATTTCTCAAAAAGAATTTGAAATAAAAGCTTATTCTCAAGATCCTGAGTCTGTTAAAAAAAGAACAGAATATGCCACAGCAGTTGCTCAAGATATGTTTGCAGCTGAAGAAATAGCTAGAGCTAAAGCAGCTTTAGGTTTAGATTTACAAAGATCTAATATTTCTCCTTTAGATCTACCTAGAACTAAAGAAGAATTAGAACTACACATGCAACTTAGTTATAAGCAATCGGTAGAAATTGCTGAAGAAGAAGCTATAAGTACAACTTTAGCTAAAAATAAATGGGAACTTACTAAGCGTAGATTAAATTATGATTTAGTTACTTGCGGAATAGCTGCTACTAAAACAAATTTTAATAAATCAAATGGAATAACTATTGATTATGTAGATCCTGCTTATATGATTTATTCGTACACAGAAGATCCTAATTTTGAAGACATATATTATGTAGGAGAAGTAAAGTCTGTTACTATTCCAGAATTAAAAAAACAATTTCCATATATAAGTAATGAAGAATTACAACGTATACAAGAAATGCCAGGAAATAGACAATACATTACTGGTTGGGGAAACTACGACGCTAACACGGTTCAAGTATTGTACTTTGAATATAAAACATATCATGATCAGGTTTTTAAACTAAAACAAACTGATAATGGTTTAGAGAAAATAATACAAAAAACTGATGATTTTAATCCTCCCCCTTCTGACACTTACAATAAGGTTTCAAGAAGTATAGAGGTTTTATACAGTGGTGTAAAAGTTTTAGGAACTAACACTATGTTACAGTGGGAGTTGTCAGAGAACATGACAAGACCTATGGCTGATACCACTAAGGTAGAAATGAATTACGCTATATGCGCACCTAGAATGTATAAAGGTAGAATAGAATCTTTAGTAAGTAAAATAACTGGTTTTGCAGACATGATACAGTTAACGCATTTAAAAATGCAACAAGTGTTAGCTAGATTAGTACCTGATGGAGTGTTTTTAGATATGGATGGTTTAGCTGAGGTTGACCTAGGTAATGGTACAAATTATAACCCAGCAGAAGCATTGAATATGTATTTTCAAACTGGTAGTGTTGTTGGTAGATCATTAACTCAAGATGGTGAAATGAATAGAGGTAAAGTTCCTATACAAGAACTTTCATCTTCTTCTGGTGGAGCTAAATTGCAAAGTTTAATACAAACTTATCAATACTATTTACAAATGATAAGAGACGTGACCGGGCTTAATGAAGCAAGGGATGGTAGTTTACCTGATAAAGATGCTTTAGTCGGTTTAGCTAAAATGGCGGCCAATCAATCTAATATAGCTACTAAACACATTAATCAAGCAAGTTTATATTTATCTTTAAGAATATGTGAAAATATATCTTTAAAACTAGCTGATGTTCTTAATTTTCCTTTAACACGTAATTCTTTAATAGAAAGTATATCTTTATATAATGCCCAGACATTGCAAGAAGTAGGAAACTTAAACTTACATGACTTTGGAATATTTTTAGAACTTGAACCTGATGATGAAGAAAAAGCAGCATTAGAACAAAATATTCAAATAGCTTTACAATCTGGTGGTATAGATTTAGAAGACGCTATAGATATAAGGCAAATAAAAAATCTAAAACTAGCAAATCAATTACTAAAGTTAAAACGTAAAAAGAAATTAGAAAGAGATCAAGCAAATCAACAACAAATGGTACAAGCTCAAGCTCAAGCTCAAGCTGAAACTGCTGAAAAAACAGCTATGGCTGAGGTTCAAAAGCAACAAGCTTTAACTGAACAAAAGGTTAATGTTGAGCAAGCTAAATCTCAATTTGAGATACAAAGAATGCAAACTGAATTGCAAATTAAATCTCAATTATTATCTCAAGAGTTTGAGTATAACAAGCAGTTAGCTCAAATAAAAATAGGAACTGAAGGTTCTAAGGAAACAAAAATAGAAGATCGTAAAGATAAACGAGTTAAATTACAAGGAACTCAACAAAGTCAGTTGATTAATCAACGACAAAATGATTCACCACCAGTTGATTTCGAAAGCAGTGGTAGTGGAGCGGGGGCATTTGATCTAGATGGATTTATGTCTTAATAAAAAATAACAATTATATAATATTTTATCATGTCAGAAGAAACAAAAACAAATGAACCTGTTAAACAGGAGGGTGACTTTAAGTTAAAGTCAAAAAAAAGAATACCTAAAAATTTAGGAAGTCTTAGTGAAAATGATCCAATAAAAGTGGATTTAACTAAACCAGAAGCTACAGGAGAAATTGTTCCTGAAGTTATTAAAGTAACCATACCTAAAGAACAAAGCGATGCCATTCAAGTCGGAGAAACAAAAGAGATACCTGTGGGCGAATCTTCCGAAGATAGCGGCAGCGTGGGAACTGGAGGAGAAAAACAATTACAAGAGCCCAGCACGGCTGTTGAAGAAATTTCCCCCATCCAAGAAATAACTGAAGAAGAAAAAACAGAGGTTAAAGAAATTAAACAAGAAGTTGCAGAAGCTAAAAGAGATGAGCTAGTTCTTGGAAAACCTTTACCTGAAAATATTGAAAAACTAGTTTCATTTATGGAAGAAACTGGTGGAAGTGTAGAAGATTACGTAGCACTTAATAAAGATTACTCTAAACTCAACAGTGGGCAACTACTAAAAGAGTACTATATAAAAACAAAACCGCATTTAGATTTAGAAGAAATTGCTTTCCTTATGGAAGACAATTTTGACTTTGACGAAGATGTAGACGAAGCAAGGGACGTTCGTAAAAAGAAACTTGCTTACAAAGAAGAGGTTGCAAAAGCTACACAGCATCTAGAAGGTTCAAAAAGTAAATACTACGACGAGATCAAGTTGAGACCGGGCGTTACTAAAGAACAGCAAGAAGCTATGAGTTTTTACGACAACTATAAGGCGCAGCAAGAAACTGTACAACAATTACATGGAGATTTTAGAGATAACACTAAAAAGCTTTTTTCTCAAGAATTCAAAGGTTTTGATTTCAACGTGGGGGAAAAGAAATTTAGATATGGTATAAAAGATCCGGTTAAAGTTGGTGAAACACAAGCAGATGTACAAAACTTTGTCAATAAATATTCAAATGACAAAGGTGAAATTGTAGATCCAGCAGGGTATCACAAAGCAATGTATGCTGCCATGAATGCTGATAAAATTGCTCATCACTTTTATGAACAAGGAAAAGCAGATGGCGTTAAAAACGTTATCGAAAGTTCTAAGAATCCTTCGACAGACAAACCTAGGCAAGTTGCCGATGGAAATGTTTTCATAAACGGATTAAAAGTAAAATCGATTAGTGGATTAGATTCATCAAAATTACGAATAAAAACTAAGAAATTTAACTAATTAATTAAAAATTAAAAATTATGGCTTTAAGTCCACAGTTTGGGAGTATTATACCCTCTCAATCTCAACAAATTTTAAACAACAACTTTCTAACATTTGATGGTACCACAGGAGGTGCTGACAATAACTTTGCTCAACAATACCTACCGGAATTGTATGAACAAGAAGTAGAAAGATACGGAAACAGAACTTTATCTGGTTTCTTACGCATGGTTGGCGCTGAAATGCCAATGACATCGGATCAAGTAATTTGGTCTGAACAAAATAGACTACACATCGCTTATAACAACTGTACATCTGCATCTGCTGCTGGAACAATTTCAATTCCTATTGCTGCTGGAATTGTAAATGTAATATCTCCAGGCGCAACAATTGTTGTAATGGATAACTTTGGAAACGAAGCGAAATGTTTTGTTAGAGTATCTCAAACAGCTACAGGTTTACTAACTGTAGAGCCTTACGGTTTTGCAACTTTAGCTCTTGCTGGAATTGCTGATGGAGCTGGAAAAAAGATATTTGTATATGGTTCTGATTTTCAAAAAGGATCAGCAACTGGTAACGGTATCTCTGGTGCAAATCAATACAATGTTGCAAACAACCCTATGGTGACGGTTACTCCTTCATTTACTCAATTTTCTAATCAACCTATCATAATTAGAAGTACTTATACTATCAATGGTTCTGACACTGCTCAGATCGGTTGGGTAGAAGTTGCTACTGAAGATGGTACTGGAGGTTATTTATGGTACTTAAAAGCTGAGTCTGAAACTAGACTTAGATTTGAAGATTACTTAGAAATGGCTATGGTAGAAGGTGAATTATCTGCTGGTGGACCTGGTGCATTAACTGCTCAAGGTGCAGGTACGCAAGGTCTTTTTGCTGCTATCACAGCAAGAGGTAATGTACAAGTAGGATTTAGCGCAGCTGCTGGTTTAGATTCATTTGATGCAATTCTTAAAAATTTAGATACTCAAGGAGCTATCGAAGAAAACATGCTTTTCTTAAATAGATCTTCTAATCTTGATTTTGATGATATGCTAGGATCAATCTCTGGTGGATTTGCTGGAGGAACTGCTTTCGGTTTATTTGAAAACTCTGAAGAAATGGCTTTAAATCTTGGTTTCTCAGGATTTAGAAGAGGTTCTTACGATTTTTACAAAACAGACTGGAAATATTTAAATGATGCTTCTACAAGAGGTGCACAAGTTGGACCTGCTTCAATAGAAGGAGTTTTAATACCAGCTGGTACATCAACTGTTTATGATCAGATTTTAGGTACTAACATTAGAAGACCATTCTTACACGTACGTTATAGAGCTTCACAAGCTGATGACAGACGAATGAAGTCTTGGTTAACTGGTTCAGTAGGTGGTGCTTTCACTTCATCTTTAGATGCGATGGAAGTTAACTTCTTATCTGAAAGATGTTTAGTAACTCAAGCTGCTAATAACTTTGTATTATTCAAAGGAATCTAAGGATTCAAAATTATGTAATTCTTACCCTCGTTGTAACTACGGGGGTAACTATTACTTTTAAACTATTTAATTATATTATATTATGTCAAAACAAAAAATATCTCAACCAGAAGGTTGGGAAATCAAAGATAGAAACTATTATTTAACGGGAAGTGTTTCTCCAATAACTTTTACAATTCCTAGTAAACACACAAGAAAACATCCTTTACTATGGTTTGATGAAGGTACGGGAACCCAAAGAGAATTAAGATATGCAACTAATCAGTCTTCTGTATTTGTAGATGAACAAAAAGGAGAGGCCACGATGGGTCACATAATGTTTACAGACGGAGTTTTAGCTGTAAAAAAAGAACAACAAGCTTTACAAAAGCTTTTATCTATTTATCATCCATTAAAAACACATAGGTTTAAAGAATTAGAACCTCAAAAAATTGCTATTACAGAATTGGATGAATTAGAATATGAAATAAATGCAATGAATGCAGCTAGAGATATGGATATTGATCACGCTGAAGCTGTTTTAAGAGTAGAAGTTGGATCAGGTGTAAGTAAATTAAGCTCTAAAGAAATTAAAAGAGATTTACTTTTATTTGCTAAAAAGAATCCAACTCTATTTGTAGAACTTGCAAGTGATGAAAATGTTACATTAAGGAATTTTGGTATAAAAGCGACTGAAGCTAATATTATAGCTTTGTCACAAGATCAAAGATCCATCACTTGGGTCACTAATGGTAAAAAATTAATGACTGTTCCATTTGATGAAAATCCTTATTCAGCATTTGCTGCTTTTTTGAAGACAGACGAAGGTGTAGAAATATACAAGTCTATTCAGAAAAAACTTAAATAACAGGTAATTATAATAACAGGTGGTCACTAGGTGGCTGCCTGATTATTAACATAATAAAATCAACATGGCAATAAACGTAGATCAGGTTTACAAAACCGTCTTATTAATAATAAACAAGGAGCAAAGAGGTTACTTAACTCCTGATGAGTTTAATAAGCTAGCAACTCAAGTTCAACTAGAGGTGTTAGATGGTTATTTTGAAACAATAAACCAACAAATGCGTGTGCCTCAAAACGAAAGCGAATATGGCGATCGTTATAAAAGTGTACAAGAACAACTAGATGTTTTTAAAACAATAGGTACTTGTACTTATAATGCCGCAGTTGGAACCCTTCCAGCTTTTTTTGATGTACCAAGCTCTTCAGGTGCAGCAAGCGGAACTCAAACATTTTTAACATCCACCACTGCAACTGGTTATCCCTTAACTACGATAACTCAAGCTCAAGTAGAACAATCAACCGCAGTAGTATCATTACAAGCTGTAACCGGTGTTGGAGACTTTGTTACATACCCTGTAACTGATTGGAATATAACAGGTGGTGTATTAAATGCTTTTTCTGCTGCAACCCCTCCTGCTACACCATCACTTCCAATAGGTGCTGGTGGTACTTTAAGAATACTATTATATCCTAATGATTTTTATAAATTAGGCACAGTACTATATAGAGACGATAGAGAAGTTGAGCAAATTCAAAGAAATCAATTAGCTCAATTAAACATGTCTCCTATAAGCAAACCTACAGATTACTTTCCTGTTTGTTTATATGAAAACAGAAATATAACTGTTTATCCACAAACTATAAATAATAGTTTACAAGCAACATATGTAAGAAAACCTTCGGATGTTGTATGGAACTTTACTTCTGATCTTGGTTACTACGTTTACAACCCAGTAACTTCAATAAACTTTGAATTAGATGTTGTAGAGCAAACTAATGTAATATTACAAATATTATTATATGCGGGTATAGTTATTAAAGATCCTCAAATAATTCAAGCTGCTTCACAAGAAATAGCTATGGAAGAACAAAACGAAAGAATGTAATAAATTATGGCAATTCAACCTACAAACGACGGATTAGTAACTGAGACTGGACAACAATATTACCAGGGTGCTCAAGGTTTTAAATCAGACGGAGTTAATGCAACTGTAACAACAACTTTTGATACTAATTTGTTTTTAGGCGATTGGAATCCTGCAGGCACAGATTACGCTTTAAATAATTTTAAGATATATACAAGTACAACTAGCATTCCTGGAACATGGGTGGAATATATAACCACTTTTACAATGTCTAGAAATGTTATTACTTTTCCTGCTCCTCTTGCAAACAATCTGTTTATAGTTGTTCAATTAACAACTCTAGATGGTGGTAAATATGGGACAACAGAAGCTGAAAAAGCGTATGGTCAAACTGTAGAAGATAATTACGGAAGTTATCAATATATAAAGCTTAACGATATAGTAAGCAATTTTTTAGTAGGTTATGTAGGTCATAATAAATTATTACCAGACGCAAAAAGAACAGACGTAATATTTCACGCTAAAAGAGCTTTGCAAGAATTTAGTTATGATACTTTAAAAAGTATTAAATCTTCTGAGCTTACCATACCACCTGGATTAACTTTGGTATTGCCTCAAGATTATGTTAATTATGTTAAATGTTCTAGGGTTGATTCATTAGGAGTTTTACATCAAATATATCCTACAAACAACTTAACCACTAGTCCTTATAATACTAACGTACAAGATTCAAAGGGCATCCCCACTCAAGATAGTTTTGGTAATGACTTAGAAGGTACTTCAATTACACAAGAAAGATGGCATACAGCTAGAGATCAATTTATAAACGGAAACTTTAACTCAAGTGATTTTACAAATGATGTGTGGGCTTACAACTGGGACATGTTTGGTTTTGGTGGGGCAAGTTGGGGGCAAAGATACGGGATAGATCCTCAGTTTGCTCAGGGCAATGGTTGGTTTAATTTAAATGAAAGAGAAGGTAAAATGTCTTTTTCTAGCAATTTAGCAAATTCTTTAATAATTCTAGAATATGTATCAGATGGATTAGCTGCTGATATGGATACAAAAGTTCCTAAGCTAGCTGAAGAAGCAATGTATGCTTATATAATACACGCTTTGATTGCTACTAGGATTAATCAACCAGAATATATTGTCCAAAGATTACGTAGAGAAAAAAGTGCTAAATTAAGAAATGCAAAAATAAGATTATCTAATATTAAACTGGAAGAAATAGTCCAAGTAATGAGAGGTAAATCTAAATGGATAAAATCATAATACATGGCAGAATCTAAAAATAGTTTCATTCAATCCAAGATGAATAAGGATTTGGATGAAAGACTAATTCCAAATAATGTATACAGAGACGCTTTAAATATAGCGGTGTCTAGATCTGAAGGAAGTGACGTGGGTGCCTTAGAAAGCGTCCTAGGTAACTCTGTGGTCTCTGCTGGTGGTGGTCATGTAAATCTTAAGATTATTGGTAAGTTTGTAGATGAAGCAAATTCTTTAATTTATTTTTTTAAAACTAACTACACGGGTTCAGCAGATGTTTTACCTGCAGATCCAACTGTTTATGAAATGAGTATAGAGGTATATAATACTTCTACTGGTCAAACCTCTGTTAAAGTACAGGGAAATTTTTTAAACTTCTCCACACTCAATCCTATATACGGGGTTAATCTAATAGAAAACTTATTATTCTGGACAGACAATAGAAATGCTCCAAGAAAAATCAATGTAGATAATCCCTCAACTTATTATACAAATGCAGATCAAATATCTGTATGTAAGTGGGCACCTTATTTAGCCCCAAATTTTATAGATTTAAGAACTATTATAACTCCAACAAACGCTACACATCCTTCAACAATGTCTGATGCTTCAGACTTGCCTGTAGTTACTATTGGGTTAGTTGAAGTAAGTTCTCAAAACTTAGCAGTTACTAAATATAGAAATGGAGACGTAATTACCCACGCACCAAGTCAAACTGATTGGAATACTTATGATTCAACTGGAGTTGGATGCTGGGCTTATTATGATAACAGTTTAGGTAATGGCGTAAGTTATGGAATTTTATATAATAAATGGGCTGTAAATGATCCTAGAAATATAGCACCAGTAGGGTATGAAGTAGCAAACTTAAATCAATTAAAAACTATAGCCGGTATTCCTCCAGGGACTGGAAAAGCTACTGAATTAAAGGCTGAAGGATTTGAATACTGGGAAAATGCTTTAATACTGTTAACTCCTGGTACGGGTTACACTGCAGGCACTCAAGCAACAACAAACTCTGGAAGTGGTAATGGTTTAACAGTTACAATAACAATCAGTGATGGTGGTATTACAAGTGGTGTGATCGCAGCTGCTGGAAGTGGGTACGTAGATGGAGATGTTATAACTATATCGGGTGGTACAGGCGGAACGTTCACGTGGACAGGTTCAATAGAAGGTACAAACTTAAATCAATTTAATGCTAGAGGAGCTGGTGAAAGAACAAACACTGCTTTTATTGAGTTAAAAGAATCAACAACTTTTTGGGCAAAAGATAGTGATGATTTTCTTAGATTAACTTCTGATTCTGCTGATGCCATTGTAGTAACAGCACCAGGAACAACACCAAAACTTGCTGGAAGATCTGTTCGTTTAATTAGAAATCTTGATTACAACGGTTGGAATGGTGATCCTGAATATTTAAAAGATAAATTTGCTAAATTTAGTTATAGATTTAAGTTTAATGATAACGAATATTCATTGGTTGCACCTTTTAGTCAAGATGTTTTTATACCAGAGCAACAAGGACATTTTGTTAATGATGACGAAAATGAAGCTTTTATAACAACTGTTGTAGAGTTTATGCAAAATTCTATAAACAATGCTGTATTAAATATAACGCTACCTTCGTTAGATATAATTAATGATTATAAAATAAAAGCAATAGACATTATAGTTAAAGAATCTGATGCTCAAGCTTATTCAGTTGTTGAAACTATACCTGTTAATCCATCTTTTATTACTGCCTTAAACAACACTAATATTTATCAATACACATATCAATCTCTTTTGCCTGTTAAAACTTTAACATTACAACAAACTACTAGAGTTTTTGACAAAGTGCCTGTAAAAGCATTGTCTCAAGAAACAAGTGGAAACAGAGTTATGTATGGTAATTTTACTCAAGGGTACGGAACTCCTTTTGGCTTAAACTACTACATTGACAATAATGCTAAAACATTACAAAACGAAATAGAATACCCTAATCACTCTGTAAAACAAAATAGAAACTATCAAGTTGGTGTAATTTTAGCTGATAAATATGGTAGACAAACAGATATTATTTTATCCAACTATGATGACCAAATAGATTCGCTTGGAAACCCTATACCTGGTTCGAATCTTTTTATAAATTATAAACCTTTGTCTTTTGCAGATGATGTAGCGGAATGGCCTGGTGATAATATTCAATTAAATTTTAATACACCTGGTATACCTGAAAACTCAACTTATGATTTAGCAACTGATAGTTATCCAGGTGCTTACGCTATAGGCAATTACTACGAAGTACCTTTTGCTAATATAACTGGAAAATATTTTTGGGATTTAAGTAATCAATCTTTAACAGCTGTGACTGGTGATGTTGTTTTTGATTTTAATACTTTAAGTTATGCCGATGCTACTGATGTGGCAAATAATTATGAATTATACAAAAATGAAAGCGATGGTTGGATTAAATTAACTAAAACAATTGATTATTCTATTGCGGATAATGGTGGTGGGGTTCAAGCTACATTAGTAGTTGGAGCCGTGGCAGATGTTGTTTATAAATTTAGACTTCTTTATACTGCTTCTAGTTTAAATAAATATCAAACTGGACAAGAGCTTGCTATTCAAGAAGATTTATTTCCTAACTTTCCTACAGCATATTCCACTTATTTTGCTGTCAATAAAGAATTAAGAGGATTATATTGTGATTATTCTGCTATAAAAACAGTAACACCTTTACCCACCCCAATCATAAGAGCTGTATATATTTATACAACACAAGAAGTTGCAACAAAATACTTATTCAACAACACCACTGTTACAACTCGTCCTGAACCAGTTTTAACAGTTGCAACAACACCTGTGACTTTTGCAACTTATGATATAAACCCTAAAGGGTTTTATAGTTATAAACTAGGTATAAAACAACAACAACAAGATTATTACAATGTATATTTACCTGGAATAATAAACGGTTATCCAATAGATGGAAATTTACTTGAAAGAAATGAAATTGCTTTTACAACTTTAATAGCTGATAATATAAACAAAATACCAAGAAACCTTCAAGATGTTGGTCCTTTACAAAATCAGTTCACAAGTGATGAAAGAATGTGGGGTAGGGTTACTAACGTTAATCAAGTTGTCAGAAATGGAATTTATAAAACTTATAATAAACAATTTTTACCATTATCAAGTCCAGACTCCGCGGATCTAGTTGGAACCATTAAAGATATTTATCCTTCATTAGACACAGTGTTTAGTAAGCCACCGGCTGCACCAGTTAATGGTGAGGTAAACTCTTTTAGTATTTATGACCCAGAAACACGACCTTATGTTGCTAAGTTTTCAACTCAACAAGGTATTGGTTTAACTGAAAATAATTTTGTTATACCTAGTGGAACTACAAATGAACCTTATCCTGGAGGTATGTCACTAGCTGTTTACGAAACAGTACCGGTAACTGTACCTTTTGAATTGTTTTATGAAACATCAACAACAGGTTTAATATCGGATTTAAACGACCAGATACAAAGTGAAAACACTGCTATAAATGGAATGACAACACCTACCGTATCGTTTAACGAAAATGATACAGTAGGAACTACAATAACTACGGATATTTACCCTACTATAAACGGCACTATATACACTGGTGCAACAGGTACTCTAGTTGAAATATTTAATTATAATTTAAATGGAACTGTTAACACTGCTTTTAATTTTGCGACTAATCCTAATAAAAGATTTGACGAAGGAAGTAATACAGGTAGTACAAGTATTTTTATAAGAACAGCTGGCACCGACCCTGCGGCTGGTGGAACTTTTTATGCGGGATCTTCAACTGAACCAAATGACGTTCAGTTTGCAGGAAAATTTCTATACACAATTGAATGGAGTGATAACAACGTTTTAACAAGACAAAGTGGTACGCTTCAACTAACTAATAGTGCGCCTGTGATCACACTTCCATCAGGTACTATCGCGGTCACTACAGCCACTCAATGGGTATTTGGTGGTACTGGCACTATAGACGGTGGAGTAGGTGGAGGAACTTCTCCTTCTGGTAGAAATGGTAGTGCTAGAAATACTGATACTACAAATTACGGAAATCATGGTGAATTCAGGTTAGGAAGTGGAAGCAGTAATCAATGTTGGAGTATGACAGAGTTAAGAATCACTGATACTGCTAACGTCACAAACACATATACAGATAGTACTGCACAAACAATATCGGATTTTTTTATAATAGGTTTATCTGCTTTAACAGGTGTAAATGGTGATGCTGATAGAGATTGTAGATTTAATTTACAAGTTAATCCAAGCAATCCATTAGGCGCTGGATATATTTATTGTATTGATTTTAAATTAACAGACACGATAGGTGATAACGTTTCAACAACAGTATGTTTTGGTCCACCAGCTAATTCGTATGAAGCAGTGGAATATACAACTTATACTTCGGGGCCTGCATCAGCTCCTCCATCAACACAAGCAACAACGGTTTTAATAGGTGGTGGTGCTATACCTGATCCATTTTGGACTGGTCAAATACAAAACTGGTCAGGAACCGTAGGAGTCGGTCAAATTGTATATATGTTTATGAGATTTAAAGTTGATTCTGCAACTGATCAAGCTTTTATAGTTGAGGTAAAAGATGTATTCGAACCATCTACCGGAGACATGGGATTTTATCCCGATGGGACAGCTATACAGAATGGGACAGCAACTCCAACTTTTCCTATTCAAAGCGCAGCTGCTGAAGGTTGGGGAATAATTGGTATAAGTATGGGTGCTTTTGGAGCGCAAAGTAATGCTATAGCAAACGGCGTAAGACCTGGTCAGAAATCAGATGTAACCCCTGGAACTTATGGCCCTTATAATTATAACACCTCTTCTTTTGTTAATTTAAAATATTCAATAGCTCAAGGTCCTTACATAAGTGGAATTGGTCCAGGTTGGGAAGCTGAGTTAATGTGGTCAACATTTAGTAGTCCTAGTTCTTTGTCTCAACTTAACTCACTAAATGCAAGGGTTGGATTAGTTCCACCTTTTTATTCTAACACTACATCTTTATCTGCAGTAACAACTGGCGGTACTAATTATATTCCTCAAAACGCGGCATCAACAACTACAAATGGTTCAGGCACAGGTATGACAATTAAAATCACAACAAATGCTGGAGTTATTACAAGTGGTGTTATTGTTGAACCAGGTTTAAATTATGCAAATAATGACATAGTTACTATTACTGGTAACCCAGCTGGCGCGGGTGGAACATTTACGATTGGCACTGGTGGAGTAACTGGTTCTCAAATAGCTCCAACATTCACACCAATACCACACGGACCAAGTTAAAAAACAATAAAAACAAGTAATAATAATTAAGTATGGCCGCTATTATCCCTATAAAGTATTATAACACATATATTCTAAAAAAAGTAACTGGTGGAGTAAGTTCACCTTTACAAACTTACGATTGGTATGTAGAAGAAGCTAGGATAAGAGGTGGGTATAATAATGTGCAAACTGGTTTATCTCCAAGAGCTTTTTTAAAATCAGATAATAACTCTACTGAAATACTTAGTAATTCTATTATTTATTCTGGAGTAGTTAACTCTAGAACTGGTATTAATCAAACAAATCAATTTGCTTCAGGCGAGGATATAACTAGAACTGTAGATCCTTCTAAAGGATCAATACAAAGATTACATGCAGAAGACACTAATTTAATTATATTTCAAGAAAGAAAAGTTAGTAAAGCTTTAATAGATAAAGACGCAATTTACACTCAAGAAGGTCAACCTGTTCAAACAGCTTCTAACGTAGTAATAGGTGCGATTGTTGCTTATGCGGGTGAATTTGGTATAAGTCAAAATCCAGAAAGTTTTGCTGTATATGGTTTTAGAAAATACTTTACAGATAGAGATAAAGGATCAGTAATGAGGTTATCACAAGATGGACTTAGTGAAATATCTAATTTTGGAATGTATGATTATTTTAGAGATGCATTTTTAACTTTAGGCAGTGATAAAGCTATAGGTGGTTGGGATATTCACAACAAATGCTATACTTTATCCTTACAACCAACCGCACCTAACACGACTCCAGCAACTTTAAGTTTTGATGAAAACGTTAAAGGTTGGACTAGTAGATTTAGTTATTTACCAAATCAAATGTTTAGTGTGCAAAACGGTTTTTATTCTACTAAAAATGGTAGTATATACTTGCATTATTCAGTAGATGTTAATAGAGCAAATTTCTATGGAGATTTAACAGAAGATCTTCCCGCAGGTATAGGTCAATTCGATTCAACTGTAAAAACAATATTTAATACAAACCCTTCTTTAATTAAAAGTTTTAAAACAATAAATTACGAAGGTGGAAGTAATTGGCAGATGACAAGTTTAGTAACCAATAGTGGTAGTTTAGACGTCCCTCCTTTAAAAGACCAATACACTGATTCAGATACTGCAAATCCAATAAATGTTTTTGAAATGCCAACAACATTAGCCGCACTAGAAAACAGTTTATTTAAAAATAAGTTTAAACAAAAAGAGGATAAATATTTTGCTAATCTTGTAAACACTTCTTCGTTTACACAAGGTGAAGTTGTTTACGGTAAATCTATATCAGGCGTAAAAGGATTCTTTGCTACTGTAGATATGAAAGCAACTAACACAGCAACTTCAGGTACAAATGAATTGTTTTCTGTATCTTTAGATTATAACGAATCTTCGTATTAAATTAAATTAAATGGAATTAAAAATAAGGAAACTAACTGAGTCCGATTGGGATTTATTGGTTAGTTGGTGGGAGATGTATCCTGAATGGAAACAAGGTCCTTCAAAAAAAATGTTACCAGAAAATGGCACAGGAGGTTATATTGTAGAAAAAGGTGAAATACCTATAGTGGCTGGTTTTTTATATACCACTAATTCTAAAGTTGGTTGGATGGAATGGGTTATATCTAATAAAAAATATAAAAACAAAGATAAAAAAGATGCGGTAGAATTATTAATAACAGGTATAGAGCATGTGGCTCGTAAAAGTGGCTGTGACATTATATTAAGCATCGGTAGAAATAAAAGTTTAATAAAATCCCATGAAAATTTAGGGTATACAGTGGATCCGGATCCGTCGTATGAATTATCAAAAAATATTGAAGTATGGCAGCAATAGCATTAGGAGCAGGAGCATCTCTATTAAGTGGCGCAATAACATCTGCAGGCGCAAAAAAAGCAGCAAGGAAAGCTGGGGATGCGGCTAGAATAGCACAAGCAGAAGTAAATGCTATTAAAGCTAATAGAACTCCTATAACTAATCCTTATGCGAGCACTAAAGACTTGTCTGGTTTAGCATCTGATCTAAGTGGTATGATTAGTAATCCCTTTGCTAGTTTAGGTGTTGCAACACAAGCTGCGGAAATACAAGTGGAACAATCTAACTTAGCATTATCTAATGCTTTAGAAACTTTAGCAACTACAGGTGCAAGTGCTGGTGGTGCAACTGCGTTAGCACAAGCCGCATTAGCTAGTAAAAAAGGTGTTAGTGCCAGTATAGAGCAACAAGAAGCAGCTAATCAAAAATTAAGAGCACAAGGTGAATCTCAACTAGAACAACTTAAAATGTCTGAAGCTCAAAGAATGCAAGGTATAGAAATATCTGAAGGACAAAGAGTTCAGCAAGCTGAAGGCGCTGGTAATCAATTTATGATGCAAATGAAAGAGGCTAGATCAAATCAAGATTTAGGTTATTCTGCTGGAAAAGAATCAATGGCTCTCCAACAACAAGCTGCGGCTAGACAAGCTTCAACTGCTGCTTGGGGTAGTGCAATTGGTGGGGCTATAGGTTTTGCAGGTCAAATGGGTGCTGCTAATTTAGGCACGACTGGGTTTGATACTGCAGGTAATAAAACTAGCGGAACTTTTCTTAGAGCAGCAAAAGATTTATATAATTAAATATTAAAATATGAGTGGATATAGTAATTTTGGAAAATCAACAGGGGTTAAAGAAGGCTCAGGATATGCCTTAGCTTCTCAGTATATAGCACAAGGTATTGCTAGTGCTGGTAAATCTATAGCCGGAGCTAGGATCCAGCGTCAAAAAGTACAAGTTGCAAAACAAGATAGATATGATTTAACTTGGGCTAGTATTTCAGAAAATGAAAACAACGCGGTTGGTGCAGCTAGGCAAAAACTTATTGAACTAAATGCAAGCACAGAAATAACCGATCTACTTCAGGGTGAACAAAAAGATTTAATGAATGGTATAGGTGAAATTGGAGATGCAAATTATACAATGGGATCTATAGAGGCTAAAACTTTAATAAGAACAGAAAGTGGTGCGTCAAAACAAGACAAGGAAAAATGGCAGGAGATAGTTAATAAAGCTGATAAAAATTTACAAGATACTTTAACGTTTGGTGGAGTTCTTATGAATGAAAGAGAAGAGATTATGGCGTTAAAAGGAAGCGTTGGACCTGGAAAAGAAAAATCTTGGTTAGGCAATTCTTTTTTAGAAAAAATGTCTAGTAGTTTTACATCTTTTCGAATGAACAAACAAATTGTGCCTGGTGTAGACACTAAGGTAACTAAAGATAAAAATAGTGGTGGGTTATTATTTACTCACACTATAGATGCTAATAGCGGTTTATTAGCTGATATAAAAGAAGGCGGTGAAACTGCATGGGATAAAGCTAATGTAAAAAAAGTTGGTGATAAATATGTTATAACCCAGACGTTAGATAAAGATTTTAATGGGGATTTATTAAGAGATGTAGCACAAGCTGCTGATTACAAAGCGGAAGGTGTTAAAAGCGATATTGGTGTAGTTGATTCAAAAGAAGCAAGTGGCGTTATACCATCTTTAAGTATAAGATTAAATAACACTTCTACAGATATAATCGATGCGAGTGGTAAAACTATAGATAGAGCCTTTGATACAAGAGTTGATTACATTGACATGCCTCAATTAGTATCTAAATATGATGGTTTTTTAACTAGAAAAGTAGAATCTATATATCAATTAGATACGCAAGCTAAATTAGATTATTTTGCTAACAGAAGAGACATATCTTTACCTGTAGATTTTACAACAAAAACACCAGACCAACAAAGATTGTATATTAGAGAAGAAGAAAAACGCGCTTTAATTAAAGAAATTAGTTCTGGTTGGGTTGAAAGAAAACTAACTGATGCTGAATTAATTAATTTAGAAGCTGACGGTAGAGGAGTTCCTCAAAAATTTGTTACTGGATCTAACATCGAACTTACTCAAGAATATAAAGAGTTTAAAGATGGTAACCATTATTTCTCGGAAAAACAAGGGGCAGAGTATGACACGGGTGAAGGAACAGTTAAAGGCGCTGCAAAATGGGAACAAATGCAAATAAATAATATATACAATCCTGAAAACAAAACAGAAACTCCAGTAATATATGCTAGAAAAGGTAACACATCTATGCCAACAAGAGGTATAGAATATTTTGCGGCACAACCCGCAATAAAAGGCAATGGCGAGCCTGAATTTTTAGCAAATAAAGATAGAAACCCTAATTATAGACCTGGAACAAAAGCTAAACCAGCTGGATGGTATCCTATAATACAAAAAAGTTTGTCAAACACTCAGAATTTAGGTGGAGGGTTCCAACAATCATCATCTGAAAAACGATTTGTGATAGATACAGCTGCTTTAAAAAAATTAGAAGGTGGAAATCCATTTCCAACCGCTAAATCAGCTAGGAATTTCTTAGATTATCCAACCAAAAGATAACAATCAAATAAAATAATATGCCATATTTAAACGAAGCAACAGGGGAAACTCTAACTTACGCTCAAATAGAAGAAAAAGCTTTATTAGAAGATACATCAGCCTTTGATTATATATCAAAACATGATCTACAAATGGTTAGTAATATGTCTTCTTTTGAAGAACCTCAAGATGTAAATTTTCAAACGGGCATTGCAAATCAAGGTGCAAATGCAATGTCCACAATGCCGGGAGCACCCGAGATTACGGATTTAGATTCAACAACTTCTTCTTTGGAATCTTATACGGAGCGACAAACGACTCTAGCAAACGCGCCTGTAACAAGTGCAATTGCAGATCGTGATAAATTTGTAAAAGACAATAAACTAGACGAGTTTTTTAGTCTTAAAGGAGGAAAAATATCTGAGTTAGACGAGCTTAATAAAAAAATACAAGATAAAGAAAGAGAGTTAAGGAATGCTCCAGAAAACCAATTTGCTCCAGCTACATTTTTAGACGAAGAACCTAAGTTTATTCAAGACTTTCTTCAACAAGAGTTTGGCACAACTGGCATTACTTTTAATTTAGACGAGTCTAATAATTTTATAACAGCTAATGTTGGCGGTGAAGAATTAAAACTACCTTTAACTGGAGATAGAATTCTTGGTTCAGGTGGAACAGACGAAGATAGCACTCCGTTTGCTAATTATTTGTATAAAAATTCAAGAAAAGAATTTAAAGAGAATTATGATAAAATCATAAAATATGATATAGATAGAAGAGCTGCAGCACATGTAGAGAACTATAATGGTGTTATGATGGAAACCATCGAAAAAGACATTGTTTCTAACGCATTAAGTAATGCTCTTGAAAACGGTGACGTTAGTTTAACTGAGTTTAATAATACTTTCAATGAAACAGGTTTAGAGTTAGTACCTGTAACAGAAGTAGAAGAATACACAGAAGGTGGATTTGGAGCAAAAGTTAAAGAAAGAACAGTTTTAACAGGTTATAATTTAGTTAAAAAATCTTCAAATGAACAAGGAGAGGAAGTTCAAGACATAGTTGCATTCCAAAAAATAAAAAAAGATGAATTTGTTGATGGCAACGATCTTCAAGCTTGGTTATCTAGCAATTTAGACTCGGATCAAACTCTTAAAGTTAAAAAAAATATATTTAATTTTATATCCGCTTATACAACTGAAGAAGCTAAAATACAGACACAAACAATACAATCTATTAATCCTCAACAAATCGATGCTAAAGTATCTAAGGGAGAAGGAAATTGGATAGAGAAATTGACTGGAGATGATGGTTTGTTAAACGCTATTAACGTAAAAACACAATCAGAAGTTTTTAATAAACAAGAAAGAAATACAATTCAATTACATTTTGCTAATCAACTAAAACTAGCAAATCCTCTTAGAGCATTTACTACTCCTTCTAAAAACTCTTCAACTGGGTCTTTAACAGAAAAAATAGAATCAACTCAAACACCGTATGAAATTGCCACTAGTTTAGAAGGTCTTCCAGAAACTATAAAAAATAAATTAGAAGGAACTTATAAATTGTTAAACAATAATAGTCCTTTGAATGTTATTCTTGAAAACTCTAAAAACACAGTTAAACAAGGTTTATTAACTGAGAAAGAAAACAGTTTGATGGAAAATCTAATGGAAGCTAAAGAGATTCCTTTTACAGATTCAAATGGTAACGTTTCAATGATTCCATTTAATACTTTTATGACAGGACTAGGTGCTTTGTTAAAAGGTAAAAAAGACGAGATCATTGATGATAATTTACAAGCTTTTAAAAATGGGTTTGAAGAAGTTGATGAAAAATTAAAACAAACTGTTAATTTAGGAGCTGAGATAGTTGCTGAAACATTTAAAAGTAACCCTAATTTACCTGTTGACTTTAATGTTACAATAGGCGATAATCAAGAGCTTTTCTATTCTTTAAAGCCAACTAAAAAATTAACTGAAAAAGAACAAACTATTTATGATGAATTACAAGTTGATTTATTTAAATGGGAAACAACTGCTTTTAAATTAAATAAAGAAAGAAGTCAATCTGTTTCTAATTATTTAAATACAATAATTTCTTTTAATAAAAATGTAAAAGAAAATAAAGAAGAAAAAGAAAGAAGTAAAGAAGGTCTTATAGAAAATTTGACACAATCTGTAAATCCTAAAACCAAAGAAAACTATACATTAAAAGAAGCTAAGGAGTTAGCTAATGACATTAGGTTTAGAGATTCTTCAATGATCCTTAAGTTAGCTAATAAAGAGTATGACGCTGGAGCTTTAATGGTTAACGATTTTTACCAAGCTAGTAAAGGTATATTGTTAGCAATACCAACTCTCTCAGGTAATGAATACGCTATAGATGAGCAAAGACAAATAAATAAAAACGCTGAATTATATCAAACTATGGGAACATACAATGATGGTTTAGGGAGTGGTTTTGAATTTGCTGGTAGAACTTTAGCTCAACAAATGCCTAATATTATTTTAGCGGTGGCTACTGGTGCAGCTGGTAATGCTACAGGGTTTTTAAGCACGACAGCGGTTAAAGCTGCTGTAGCAACTACTTTTGGTACAACGGCAGGTGCAGATATATATAGAAATCTAACACTTGGCACAGAGTTAGTTGCTAAAGCTAAAGATCAAGTTAAATTCTTAAAAGATGCTTATAGTAAGGGGCTAGTCAGTGCTCTTGAGTATACAGAAGGTATGGCAGATGCTAATCAAACTATTGCCTACAATGATTTAACTCAAGCCCAAATTTTAGGAGCATCAGCTATGACTTTTGCTATTGAAGGTGGAATTACTTTTATGATTGGTAGCGGTAATAACACTTTAAAGTTTTTAGACGATGTAGCTGGAAAGTCTACAGGTTCCTTAGCTGTAACTAATCTTGTAAAAAACAGTGCTTGGAAAAATGCAGGTTTGTTTGGAATAGATTATACAAAAAGACTTGCTTCTGAAGTAGTAGAAGAAGAATTAATATATGGAGGTACTCAACTTTTTAGTGAAACATTAATATTAAACAGAAATTTTGATTTAAGTCAGTTAGATGATACAGCTATTACAACTATTATAACCGCAGGTACATCAAACAGTTCGGTTGCGTATTCCGCTTTGACTAATATTAGCATGTCAGAAGACATTAGAAAAGCAGCTGGGGAATATCATAATGGAAAAATAGTTAATGTTTTAAAATCTTTAAACTTAGCTAAAACCGATAAAGATAGAGCTCCTTTTCTTTTAACATTAGCAGAACATAACATAGCTTTAAGTGATTTAAGTGGTGAAGCGGGAGTTGATGTAATGGCTTTAGGAGATAAAATGCAATCTTTATTAGCTTTAAAAATAATTAAAGATAATCTATATACTCAAGCTGGGGTTAAAAGTGATGGTAAAAATGTTAACAGAGTTATAGGTCAATATAAATCAAAACTAAATGCTAATCAAAAAAAGGCTTTCGAAGATGATTTAGCTGCTGTAGAAAGTGAAATAAATTCTATAAGAAACTCAGAAAAGAATTACCAAGGCGTTATAAACCAAATAAATGGAAAGTCTAAAAATTACAAACCTGAGTTTAAAGATGGGAAGCGCAAAAAATATAAAGGTATTTATGAGATAACTGCTGACCAATTAAAAGGGGATTCTAAATTTGACAAAGCTAGCGAAAGAGGTAAAATTGGATTAGTTTTAGAAAAAATAAGAAACAATATTAGTAATACATATACTGCTAAAGCTGAGCAAAATGAGTTTTTTATTAATGAATGGAATAAAAAAATTAAAGAAAACCCAAAACTAAAAAATAAAAAACAACAATACTTTGAAATTAGAGGAAGGGAAATTGCTTTTAGTACTGTAAATTTAACTACTATTCTAGGCGAAGCTGATAGTGCAAAAGAAATAGTTAAAAACTTTGATGATTTAAAACTTATAGAAGCTCCTGACGGAAACCTTCAAGAAGAGCTTAATAGAATGTTACAAGACAAAGAAATTACTGATGAAGATTATACAATTATTAACAAATCTTTACAAGACAAAGTAATAGATGGTAAGTCATTTAAAACAAACGGTTTTGTTACGCCAGATGGGAAATTTATTGTTAATAACGTTTCTAAAAAGTATTTTGAGGACACTGGCAATATTCAAGCTGGAACAGTTATAGTCCATGAAATCAATCATATTATTGATGACAAATTTTTTGGTAATACTTTAGATAAAAGCGGTGATGCTGTCTTATCTAAAAGAGGGAAACAGTTTGTAGACAATCTTCATAAACACATGAGTGAAACAGAAGATATTACTTTAAAAATGATTCAAGTAAAAGCTTTGAGAGCTGTTAAATTTATGGGCAAAGGGGAGTGGAATATTAATTCAGATAAATATAAAGACGAGTATGCTAGAGAAGTTCAAACTCTACTTTTTGCAGAAGAATCAAGGTTTGAAGGCGGTACTAATTATGAAAAACAAGAAAAATTTAATTTATTAAACAAAACATTAAATACTTTATTTGGTAAAGGAGAAAATATGAGTTCTCCTCAAAAAGCTTTTGACTATATTGTGGCAAACAATGCTGCTGCTCGTAAAGGTAAATTAAGAGAGATTGTACAAAGAGGTATTGATAAGTTTGGTGGAGAATCTGGTGGAAAAAGATCAGTGAGTCCACAGTCTGTTGTTGATAGAATAAACGAAAAAAATAAAAGTGTAGAAAACTTTACACCTATCACGGAAAAGCAAGTTCAAACGATGGTTGATAAAGTAGCTAACAGAACCTGGAGTAGATTTGGTAGACCAATACCTGCAAATATAAGAGAAAAGTTTATTGGCAGCAAAGGTGATGAAAGTGGTAGAAAAAAATGGGTTGACGATGCTAAACAAATACTTAATACTATAGCGTTAGGTTTTGATGCTAGTAAAGCTTCTTTCGGTCAATATATGGCCAACACGGGTATGCAAAGAGCAAATGCTTGGGCTAAAAATGAATTTGGTATTCCAAGCGCAGAACAAGGTGCTAGAGTCAATGTAGAAACCTCTAAGGAAGCTCAAGGAACACTGGATAATACACAGGACTTTACAGAAAGACAAGCAAAAGAATCTAGCGAAACTTTATCTAGTTTAAAAAACACTATTAAATCTAAGAACAAAAAATCTTTACTTAATAACATTGAAAAGGGAGTTGAAAAAGAGGTTAAATACAAACAACCTGCTATGAATAAAGCTTCCACAATAAAATCAAAATCTGAATTAATAAGTAATTTAAGTAAGGGTTTACAAAATGTAACTATTGATGGTAAAAACTTATACGCTAAAGTAATAGATGATATAGGTGGAAGAAATAAAACGATAAACGAATTTGAAACGTTTTTATCAGAAAATTATACATCTTTGTTACAATCTGGTGGATTAACTACAAGTTATTTAAGTAAAGCTTTTCCACAAGCTATTGAAAAATATATTGTTGGTGAAGGTTGGGTTAAATATCCTGGATGGAAAGGTAAAAAGAAAGGTAAAGCTAAAGGAGATGTAGATATATGGAGCTCTACAGAAAGTGGTCCTTTTCAAGGATCAACTTCTGGTTTACAAAAAATAAGAAGAATTCCTAATATTAAAAATGCAATACCTTTAGCTCAGTTTAAAGGTAAATATATAGATGGTATAAACAATAAAGTAAAAGTTGCACCAACAGAAGCTTTAGCTAAGCAGTTGGTTCAAGAAATAGGTTTAGATGTTTTTAATGAGGAAATTCAAAAAGAAACCAGTGTTATAAAAGAATTGTTTAAAGAAAGACAAGATCTTGTTGGAGCGCTAACAGATATAAGTAATTTTGAAGCTCAAATTAATTTAGATGTAGAAAGAAGAGGTATTAAAAATAGTCTAGCAACCTTAAGCCCACAACAATTTGAAAATTGGACAAATAAAAGATTTGAATTTTATGCAGCTATTGAAGATTTAAGAGCAAATGGTTTAACATCTGCTAAAGTTTTAAGAGCTCACAAGAATATATATGGAGCATCGTATACAGAAGATGAACATAAAAATATATCTTTACAGTTTAGTAGATTATTGTCACCAGTTGATAAAGCTGATATGGAAGTGTTTAGAAGCACTAAATCTCTTGTGCAGTACTTAGAAGATATTGTTGAAGCTAAAGATATTAACCAAACTATTGTAGAATTTAGTGGAGCAGATATGTCTATTGCCCAAATGTTAAGGGATTTAAATCTTGTTTTAAAGGGTAGAGAATTTGTCGTTAGAAATGTTGTTCAAGCTTTAAAGAAAAAATTCCCAGTTGAAAAGCATGGAAATAAAGCGTTAGAAATGCTAGTGGCTTTTGCCCCTGTGACATTTAGTCAAGGCTCTAGCTTTTTCGCTAGTTATATGATTGAACCCGGTACTGATTCAAAATTAATTAAGCATAACAAGGATAGTAATAGACCTTCTTTGTTTGGAAAAGCCAATGAAGATATTTTAAAAAATTTAATATTAGGTGAAAATGTAGATGGTGAAATAAACTTTCCTAATGTTAAAAGTATTAACAATAAAAAAATAACTTTTAAAGATGGAAAAACTCCGCCTATTAAGGTTGATATAAACACAAGTGCTGTTGTTCAAGTAAAACATCTTAAAGGGCTTTCGGAAAAGCAAATAGCAAAAGACAAAGCGGATGCTAAATTAGCTAGGCAATTTGTTGAAGTAGTGATGGATGCTCTACCCTCTAAAGGTACAGACAATAATCTGACTGCTTTAATATTAGCCACAATGAATGCAAGTTCTGATAGCGCTCTTAGATTAGCGGCTCCGGTATGGGGTAAATCAACTGTTATGGGTTATAAAGATTTAAAAAAACCTAAGCTTGCTACAGCTAAAGATGTAGAAAAAGATCTAACGGGTGATTTAAAAGTTGGCGACAAGATGTACACTAAAAAAGGAGTGCTTAGAACAGAAGCTAATTATAGGTACGAGCATGCTTTACCAGCTAGAGTTGTTTTATGGTATTTATATGACTCTAAGATTAATAAGAATAAAAAAATAAATTTAGATTTATTGTTTGACGACTATAGGGTTACTATTATACCCATAATTGAAATGGATAATGTTTTAAGAGACACTGGTTTTAGTTCTATAATGTTAGCTAACTATATTCCAGGTGATCAAACTTGGTGGAAAAGATATTTTAATAGATTTACTAAAGGTAAAATTCCTTATGCATTAGAATCATACGAAATAGATGCTGAAACAGGTAAACCAGATATAAAGGGTCAAGATTTTCAAGACTATTATGAAGAGAAAATGTCTCCAGTATTTAAGCCAAACTCTCAAACAATAGTTGATCAAGAAAACAACGCTGACATAGCGATGGACAACGCTAGATCGGGTAAATACTCTTTAACTGTTAAAAAGATAAGAGTGTTTGATTTTGATGACACGCTAGCTAGAAGTAATTCAAAGGTTCTTTACACAATGCCTGATGGTACAAAAGGTAAATTAACCGCAACAGAATTCGCTAAAGACGCTGCATCAATGGAAAACCAAGGAGTTGTTTGGGATTTCACAGAATTTAGTAAAGTCGTAGAAGGAAAAAAAGGACCGCTTTTTAATGTAGCTAAAAAAATACAAGAAACTAGAGGTTCTGAAGACATTTTCGTGTTAACAGCAAGACCTCAAAATGCTGCTCAACCAATACAGCAATTTTTAGCATCGATTGGTTTAAATATTCCTATTGAAAATATAACTGGATTAGAAGATGGGACGGGAAAAGCTAAAGCAGATTGGATGATTAATAAATTTGCTGAAGGTTATAATGATTTTTATTTCACTGATGATGCTATTAAAAATGTTAAAGCAGTTAAAGACGTTTTAGATGTGTTAGACGTTAAATCTAAAGTTCAACAAGCTAGAGCGAAGTTTTCTTTAAACTTAAGTGACGAGTTTAATCAAATGATTGAACGAAATAAAGGTGTTGCAGCGGAAAAAAGATATTCTCAAGTAGTCGCTCAAAGATTAGGTAAAAATAAAAAACGATGGAACTTTTTTATACCACCATCAGCTGAAGATTTTAGAGGACTAACAATGTATATGTTTTCTGGATCTGGTAAAAAAGGAGAGGCTGACATGGAGTTTTTTAATAAAAGTTTAGTTCTACCCTATACTCGAGGTATTTCAGCTATGGAAACAGCTAGACAACAAGTTTCAAACGATTATAGAGGCTTAGTAGCCGGTTTCCCAAAAATCAAAAGATTACTAAGAAAAAAAATAGAAGGAACAGAGTTTACACATGATGAAGCTGTAAGAGTTTATCTTTGGGATAAGGCGGGTTATCAAATACCTGGAATATCAAAAAGAGATCAAGCTGAATTAAGTAAAATAATAAGAGAAGATTCTAATTTAGCCGCTTTTGCAGATGGTGTACAAGCTATAACAAAAAGTGAAACATATGTAGAGCCTAGTCAACACTGGAGTGGTGGAACTATATTAGGTGACTTAGACTCTTTAACTAAATCGATTAATAGAAATAAATATCTTAATGAATTCAATGAAAATGTAGAGGTAATATTTAGTAATGAAAATTTAACTAAAATTGAAGCTGTTTATGGTACTAGAGTAAGAGAGTCTTTAGAGAATATTATCTTTAGAATGAAAAATGGTACAAACAGAACTAGCGGTACAAATGATAGAATTGTTAATAAATGGAATAATTGGGTCAACAACTCTATTGGTGCTATCATGTTCTTTAACAGAAGATCTGCACTGCTACAATTAATCTCTTCGGTAAACTTTATAAATTGGAGTGATAATAATCCTATGATGGCAGCTGCGGCATTTTCAAACCAACCTCAGTTTTGGAAAGATGTTGTTTATTTATTTAATTCAGATAAATTAAAACAACGTAGATCGGGCTTAAAAGGTGATGTTAATGAAGCTGAGATCGCGGCAGCGGTTAAAGGTGCGACAAATAAAACACAAGCTTTTATAAGTATATTATTAAAATACGGTTTTACATTTACACAAATAGCAGATAGTGTTGCAATATCTACAGGTGGTGCTTCTATGTATAGAAATAGAACGAACACTTATGTAAAACAAGGTTTTAGTAAAGCTGATGCTGAAGCAAAAGCTTTTGAAGATTTCTCTTTAATATCTGATGAGTCTCAGCAATCAGCAGATCCAATGCTTATATCGTCTCAGCAAGCTGGTGTGCTTGGTAGATTTCTATTAGCTTTTCAAAACACACCTATGCAGTATACCCGATTAATGAAAAAAGCTGCGTTAGATTTAGTTAACAACAGAGGTGATGCCAAAACAAGCATGTCAAAAATAGTTTATTACGGGTTTATCCAAAATTTAATATTCTCTACACTACAAAATGCTTTATTTGCTTTAATACCAGGGTTTGAAGAGGATGATGATGAGTTAACAGAAAAAGAGCAAATGGATGCTTATGGAGTAATTATTAGCAAAAAACAAGAAAGAGTAATTCATGGTATGATAGATACCATCTTAAGAGGTTCAGGAATTGCTGGAGCAGCAATATCCACTGTAAAAAATGTAATAAGAAGGTATCAATATGAAGAAGCCAAGGGGTTTACAGCTGACCATGCTTATACAATTATTGAAGCAGCTAATTTATCACCGCCTTTAGGTTCAAAGCTTAGAAAAGTATATAGTGGTATAAAAACTAAAACTTTTGAAAGAGATGTAATAGCTGAAAGAGGTTTTGACGTAACTATAGATGGTAAATTTAATTTAAGTCCATCTTATCAAGTGATAGGAGATATTGCATCAGGAGTGGCAAACATCCCTTTAGATAGATTAGTTGCGGAAGTCAATGCAATTACAGAAGCTTTAGACGCAAGGAATACGATATACCAAAGAATAGCTTTAGCTATGGGTTATAGAACTTGGGATGTTAATGCTAAAAACGAAGAAGGTGACAAAATAAAAGTTGAAGGAAAAGCTAAAAGAAAAGAAGAAGGTAAAATAAAAGCTAAAGCCACTAGAGAAAGAAAAAAGAAAGAAAAATTTCAAAAATATTTAAACAGTCTAAGTGCTGACGAATACATAGAGTATTTACAAAAAAAACAAGAATTTGAAGAAGCTTTTAAATAGTAACTTTATGGAAAACATAAGTAAAAACATAACCTATGCCGAAGGTATACATTCTAGCACAGCTAAGCGAGAGCGAATAGATAATACACCTAGCCCTTCACAAACAGAGTGTATGAAATTATTAGCTGAGAAAATATTTCAACCATTAAGAAAATGGGTTGATGGACCTATAAAAATTAACTCATTTTTTAGATCAGCAGGGCTTAATGATAAAATAGGTGGAGCTTCGTCCAGTCAACACTGCAAGGGTCAAGCTATGGATATTGATGATGTTTACGGTTGTAAAACAAATGCAGAAATGTACAATTGGATTAAAGAAAATTTAAACTTTGATCAGATGATATGGGAATTTGGAACTGATACACAACCTAATTGGATACATATAAGCTACGTGTCTGATGAAGACAATAGAAATAAATGTTTAAAAGCTTATAAAGAAAATAATCACACTAAATATAAAATAATATGATTTTCGGAGCTGCAAAGAAAAAAACTACTTGCTGGAAAGGCTACAGTAACATTGTAAAAGGTAAGCCTACCTTTAAAAAGAAAGGTAAAAAAATGGTACCTGATTGTAAACCTACAAAATAAAAAAATGAAAAAATTATTAGTATTATTATTACTTGTAATAGGTTGTGGAACCTATACAAAGCAACCAGTTGCTAGTCATGTAGTTGCTGTAACAATGGAAGGAGATACAATATTAGTTGCTATCGATAAGATAAGACCTAATCAATATATTAATTTTTACCCTGTTTATAGTAGACCATACTATCAACCTTATTACAACCCATACTACGGTAATCAGTATATGTTTAGATACCCTGATAACAGGGGTGTATCTAGTTCTGTAGGCACTAGGTCAAGTAATGAAATAAAAGTACCACCACCAAAAGGAGGAGGAACTACATATAGCCCAGGTTCAGGAAAATCAATTTCAAGAATTGACTATGCTAAGCCTATTAATAGAAGTAAAGATTAATTATTTAAAATAAGTAAAATGAAAAAATCAGTTGGTATTGATCTTGATAATGATGGGAAGCCCGATTTACACTTTGATTTAAAAACGATGATACTTGTTATTGGTGGGATAATATCAATTACAATGACGTACTCTACTTTAACTAAGCAAATAGAGCTTAATAAACAAGAGATAGAGGTAGCTAAAAAACTGCCCCCTACTAAATCTCATGAATTAATAGATCAAAAGATTTTGTTTTTAGAAGATCACATTAAAGAGCAAAATATTCGTTTAGACAAAATAGAAGATAAAGTATATAGAAGATAATTATGGCTATAGATAAAAAATCACTTAAATGTAACTCTCCTAAGAAAACTCCTAGTCATAAAACTAAATCACATATAGTTAAAGCTTGTTCAGGTGGAACAGAAAAAATTATTAGGTTTGGTCAACAAGGTGTGAGTACTGCGGGTAAGAAAACAGACCCTAAGTCTAAAGCGAGAAGATCTAGCTTTAAGGCTAGGCATGCTAAAAACATTAAAAAAGGTAAAATGAGCGCAGCTTATTGGGCTGACAAAGTAAAATGGTAAAATAAGGGACAAATAAAAAATGGGCGTACCATACCCAAAAGTTCCTGTAACCCGAAGGGGATCTCGTTTGAGGTCCCCTTCTTTGATTACTAGCCATCGCAACTAAGACACGATTCATCCATTGCTTGTTCAGCAATATCACCTCTTAATACTGACTCAGTCCGGGTATAATATAAAGTTTTAATACCTTTTTTCCAAGCCTCAAAATGTACTTTGTTAATCCACTTAGGTGTGGCAACATTAGGGAAAGCCAAGTTTAAACTTACGCTTTGATCTATGTACTGTTGTCGTATACCTGCTTGATTGATTAGCTCTAATTGATTAATCTCTTTAAACGTTTTAAATACGTTTTTAGCTGGTATATCATTGTACGGTCCTAACATTATCTTATCTAACTGTTTCAGTCCTTGAACAGATCCTCCATCTTTGAGAATTTTTCCCCACACTTCTTCAGTATTGAGTTTATGCTTTCGAAGAAGCTTAACCAGCGTCGGGTTTTTCCTGATAAAAGTACCTTTAGCGCTTTGCTCAGTAAATACATTAGCAGCCCAAGGCTCAATGCCAGGAGAGACATTTCCACTAAGTTTACTATTACTAACGGTAGGAGCAATAGCACGAAGGTGAGTATTACGCATACCAGTACCAACGCACCAAAGAGGCTCGCCGAATTCTTCAGCCAAAGCCATAGA